GAAGAGGGCAGATCAGTAGTGATTACACCTACTCAGGGCGCACAAGATAATATTCCTCCAGAGGAATTACAGTACTTGCAAGAGATGGCAATGGAATTGATTGCCATGTGTGAGCAAGGTGACCCCAAGGCAGCTTGGGATAAGTTGGAATCAGAGAACCTAGATAGCGAACAGAAAATTGCTCTCTGGACTCTGCTTCCCAGTAAAGTAAGAAGTGCGTTAAAGAAAGCGAAGGAAATGTAATGGAAAGCCTAGCAATTAGCCATGATTATGTTTTGTCAGCATTTGACTATCAAGATGGAAATCTGATTAGAAAGATAGGGCGTGTAAACGAGATTGGTCAAGTTGCTGGTTGCCTTCATAAAGGGAAGGGCTATATCCATGTGAAGATAAAAGCTAAATGCTTTAAAGCCCATCGCCTTATATTTTTGTATCACCACGGATATTTGCCTGAATGTGTTGACCACATTGATGGCGATAAGACTAACAATAAGATAGAAAATTTGAGGGCAGCAACCAAAGAGGAGAATTGCCGCAATCAAAAGATTAGATCAACAAATAAATCTGGATATAAAGGAGTCAAATGGGTTGAGCATTGCAAAAAATGGCAAGTTGAAGTTTGCAAAAACTACAAACAATTGCGATTTGGTATGTATGAAGATTTAGAGTTAGCAGGTCTTGTTGCTATTGAGGCAACTGAGTTAATACATGGCAGATTTTCTGCTTACAAAGGAGTTTTAAATGGAAAATAAATCAGAGCAAAGAAACAATAGTGGGGTGCTTTTTTCTAATGATAAGAAGGAAACCGATAAGCATCCTCACTATAAGGGAAATATCACTGTTGATGGCAAAGACTACTGGCTCAGTGCTTGGGTCAAAGAAGGAAAGTCAGGCAAATTCATGGGTTTAGCAGTATCACCTAAAGAAGACTATCAGCCCAAACAAGCCCCTAAAAAGGCAAGTTTTGATGAGTCGGATTTGCCCTTTTGAGTTAATATAACCACGGGGTGAAAGCTGTTTTATACTTTTTGAAAGCTTGTAGACGAGCAGTCGTAGCCCCACCCAATAGGAGTTAATAATGAGTACATTTTTTGATAACATGAATGAGACAGTCGGAAGATTCTTCGGTACGGCAGCGTTTAAACTGGCTAGAAGAGAAGACCCCACAACGAGCCATCAGGCGGCTCAAGCAGTTGATACCACCAAGCTAGAAACAATGGTCTATGAGGCCATTAAAAGCTTCCCAGAGGGGTGTATTTCAGACGACATCCTTGGTATGTTCCCAAACTACCCATATTCCTCAATAACAGCAAGGTATCGTGCTTTGTTAGACAAAGGATTTATTGAAGTTTCGGGTGTCAAACGAGGTCGGTTTGGCAGAAATCAACGAATTATGCGGGCAGCAAAATGATAGAAAAACCACCACATTCCAAGATTAGCTACCCTTCAGTCCCACTAAAAGACTTCAAATGGGAGTCTGGATCAGACGTTCAAACCCTGTGGAGAAAGCATGGTTGGATTCCTCCCTCAGAGAGTATGACCCCACCACCACCTATTGAGAGAACAGAAGTACCCTTGAGGAGGGTTAGATAAATGGGAATCATCAGAACATGGCTCAATGACCATGAATTCATTGATAGACCAGACCGAAACGAAGTGCTTGAGGAGGTTGCCAAGGAGTTTGACAAGATGAAAGCCTTTGGTGACACCTCGCAGAGTTTCGCTACTTTTGTGAGGAATATGAAGTCTTGCCCACCTTGTTTAAACACTTGCAATCAAGGTAGAGACTGTCCTGCGAGGTTTTCTTAGGTCAAAACTGCTATTGCGTGTTCAATATGCTTGATTCTGTCGTCTAAGCCAATAAAACCACCATTGATCTTTTTGGTCATGGTTTTATAGTCACGGGAATCAGCGTATTGGTTTAGCTTATGCGTATCCCAAAACCATCCCGCAGTTAGTGCGGCATACATAGGAGTAGCCACTAACTCGGGGTTCATAATGAGATCAACCCCTAGAGCCTTCCCTGCATGGAAATAATTAGCCGAGCCAGTTAGTTGGATACATCCTCTGCCAATAAACCGCCAGGCATCCCCTGAAGCCTCATCCCTGTTGCCCATTCGGTTGCTGTAGACAGTCGTGGCAATGAGCTTTGGATTTCTAGCACACGCCTGAGCCTTGGCAGCATCAAACCTTTTAGGCCATAGTTTCTGTAAAGCCTCTGCACGATAGTTCAGGTTTTCGGTAAGCATCTTAAAGTTACCGCTTTCATGCCCACATTGACCAATGAAAGCCGCTTTTCTAAGTGGATTCATAATGTCAAAACGCTCAAAAGTAGCATTTAGACCATCTAGCCACTCAGCACCAATGTGAAGTTCTTTGAGTTGTTCAGCGTTTATCATTTAACAAATTCCTAACATCATTGTAAGAATCTACACAAGCATTCAATGCAATAGTGTTCCGATCTCCCTGTGCCACTATTTCTGCGATGGCTTCGATGGTTGCTCTTTCGGCATCAGAAGCTGTGTCAGGCGATCTGTCAGGTTCACTGGTTGCTTTTGTATCTGTGGTGGCAACGGAGGTACTTGTGGGGGCTTGTACGTAACTGGTGGGGCAGAGGCGCAACTTGCCAGCACGATTGGCAACAGCAAGGGCAGAAGTCTTTTGATTGATAGCATTGGTAGCCTCCAGTAATTTAGTAGCGTTTTGGTTGATTTGTTCGTTCAGTTGCTGTTCTGTTTTACGAGATTCTTCATTCTTCTTGGCAATGGCTATCTTCATGTCGCCATCACGTTCTAGCCACCCATAATGGTGTCCAACTCGGTATGTACCAAAGAGAGATACCAAAACACCCACAATTAACCAAGGTAAAGGAATAGGGAACATTATTCAGCCTCTTTTCTTGCTTGTGCTAATTCTTCACGCTCATGGTCATCTTCTAAGTGGTCAGGAGGAGTAGTCGGAGGAGGGCCAGGTGTCCAAGATTCATCCAAAGGAGGATTCACCCAAGCTGGCATAGCACCCGAGGGTGAAGTCCATGTGTTAGAAGCCCCGTAGGAGGCGTTAAAACCGCCCTGAGAGCCTCCATAGCCCATTGGTTGACACATTGGTGGAGGGTTAAACATCTTAGAAGCCGCACCTGCCGCCCTTTTAGTCATCACTCCACCGATACCGCCAACAATCAAAAGAACGATGTCGTTCAACATCTTGGTGTAGGCTTGGTCAATTGGAGCCATACTCTTGATTGGCTGAGTGACGAATGTCACAGAATAGAGTAGTGCAATAACAATGATGCACAGAATAAGAGTGACTACAACCACTACAAAGCCCCAAATTCTGACCTCAAAAGCCTCTGTACTCAATGGCTCATTTTTCTGGTTGGATGTCATTGACCTTTTTCTCCAAGATAGGGGCTACTAAGTATTCAGGGCATTGTTGGGTAAACAAACACTTCGGTTTCTGGCAATCAGGTGCATGAAAGTTATCAGGATTCTGGCAGGGATACCTGTAGACATCTTTGCATCCACTGAGCAACAAAAGAAGCAGTAGGTATCTCATGCTTTGATGTCCACAGACTTAGCCCATTGAGTCTTAATCTCATGGATTCTCTGTTGTTGTTCAGCTTGTCTGGTTAGTTCTGCTAAACGCTTCATATTCTGTTGGTGGATCATCCTGTGAGCCTCTGACAACATTTGAGCATTCTGTTGGTAAGTGGTAATTCTCATTTCCCTAACCCAACCCTTCCAAGTAGAAGATTAACAATCTTGTCCGACAAATCATCAGGCAAGAACTTTAAGAAGCCAAGAAACCATAATGCCACACACCCGTAAACGAATATCTTGAGGCATAGGTCAAAAGTCTTCTGATACTCATTCACCGACCACACCTTTTAGTGGTATCGCAAAACTCCATGAGTTCATAAATACCAATTCCAACCAAGAACAAAACAAAAGCCACACCACCAATAATCATGGCTAACTCTTGCATCTCTTCTTCTTCTTGTTTAGCTTTCTTATCTGCTCTCTCTAAAGCCCTAAGTTCTCTAGCATCATCAATGTCCATCTGGTCTTGACGAGCCTTAATCTTGTTCCAAACGTCAACCTTACCTGTGGTCATGAAGAGCATCTTTAACTCTTCCTCAAATGCTCTAGCCTGTTCAAGAGCCATCTCAATCTGGAGAGCAGTTCCCATATTGGAACCTTTGCCCTTTTTAGCCTCAATCAATGCTTTAGTAGCGGTACTCTTGGCATCGAACATCTTGCCAATCATTGGAGCAAGAGAACCTAAATCATTGGCGACCTTACTCGCCTTCTTAACCATCGAAATAGCTTGCTGAATGCCAGCTAGAGCCGTCATCGGATCAATCATTTCACCTTCTCCCATTTAAGACAGATAACCCTTCGGTTATACACATCTCCAACCCAAGTCCATTTAACACATCGGTACTCTATGGTTGCCGCCTTTAGACGATCACGGAAAACACCAAACAATAATGTAGCTACAAAAAATGACAAAAGCACTAATACATACCGCAGCGATAATAGCTTCGGCATAGTCTCTCATTACTGAGGGGGATTCATCATTGTGCTTAACAAGCCACGAGTGTAATAAGATGGTTGAGGGCCAGGTGTTGTGCCTGTTAATAAACCACTCATTGCACTTTCAGCAGATTGTCTACGCAACAATGCTTGTAACTTGTCTGCACCAAAACCTGCGGCAGCAATTGGAATTGCTATTTCTGGCTTTGCAATTGAACCCGCAAAAGCTCCACCAGCCATGATTTGACTACGCTGTGGGTTGAACTTAGCCATTAGAGTCAACAATGGGTCTAATGAACTACCTTTAACAACCGCTTTAATGGCATTTTGCTCATCTTTGCTAAACAGGCTCATTTTGCTTTTGTTGGCAGCAAGAGTAATAAATCCTTGACGAATTAACTCGCTTTCAGAGGCGGTTGGATTTAATGCTTTAGTTTCTGCAATATCTAAAACATTTTGAAGTGTTGTTGCACGACTCAGATTTCTAAAGTCTTTACGGGCTTCCATGATTGTTTTAACGGCAACATCAATCCCACCCGCACCAGATACCACATCTTTTGGAGACAATGCGGCAACGTGGTCATCAATGCTATCAACCATTTCACTCGCAAGTCTACGAATGTTTTTGTCTGGATTGCTTTTTAGATTATTTGCCAATCTACGCATTTGCTCAATATTATCAAACGTAATGTTTCCACGTTGAAGGATACTTTCGTATTTGTTCAAAATGTTGGCAACAGGTGCGGCATTTTCTGGAATGTAATCAACAGCGTCTAAACGAGTTTTTATTTTGTCAACAAGGCTTGTGGCGTTTTGACCAGATATTTCAATCCCTTGATCGCTAACCTTTGTATAAGCACGACTTGCTTTTTGTTGAACATCAGCCATCGTAGTGGTAGGTTGTTTACCTGCGGCAATTCGACCCGCAACATCTCCCGTATATTTACCCACAGCACCAGAAACACCCAAAGCGGCAATTGTTGCGGCTAAGTCACTTCCAGTTATTTCTTTTGTTATTTCTGCAACAGGTTGTGCAGCCATAGGTGCAACAGTAGCGGCAGGGAGTTGACGAGCCAAATCAGCACCAAAAATTGTTTTGGGAGCCATTGCCGCCATTCCACCTGCTGATGTCAATGCTTGCATACCAACTTGAGCCGCCCGTTCAGCACCAGTTTCGGGTTCTGGAACGCCAAGTTGAGTCAAACCTTTGCTTTGTTCTTTCGATAAATAAGGCACACGTTTCTCTGATCCAATAATGTTTGCACCAACATTAGCTGCGCCACTTAAAAAGTCTGTAACGATGTTTGCTGGGGCAGAAACACCAGTAACTACGGCACGAGTAGCCAAACCAAGTTGTCGTCTAAGAAGATCACCCAACCCTTGCTCTTTTGGAGCTTCGGCAAAAGACATAGGTTGAGGAGTAAGTTGACCAGCAGGTTGTGAAGAAGGTTGTCCCTCTGCTTCACCTAAACTAGCCTTAATCTTTGCTAAAGCGGCTTCATTTGATAAGCCATCAGGCAATTCATAGGTTGCGCCTTTGTATTCATAAACAGTCGCCATGATGCTTACCTTTAGTCTAGTTTAATAGGGTTTTGTGCAGTGCCAGCCTTGATGCCGTAATAAGGTTCTACACCCTGTGATACACGACGACTATCAATGCGTTTTTGAGCGTTTTCTTTAGCTTTTGCAGTAGATTTTGAGAAGTTACTGAGAGCTTCGAGCGTTGTTTTAGTATCATTTCCACCAAAAGCCGCAATAAGTTCGTTGGCAAAACGCAACACATCCTTGTCAGTTTGTACGCCTTTAGCGGCATCAGTCTTCAAGTTAGTAGCCTCTTGAACAGAACGCTGTAAAGCAGCATAGTTTCGACTCTCAACAGTAGAGTTACCTGCCGCATTCTGTGCTTGATAACGCAAATTGTTGACAGGGCCAAGTTCCAAAGGTGGTTTGCCAGTCTTAGGATCAGGAGTCAATGTTGCAATAGCGGGAGCTAATGAGGATTCACGAGCCGTTAATGAATCAACTAACTCTAGTTCTTTGTCTTCTTCTTTCTGTAAACTAGGAGGAAGAACTTTAGGGCCTTTAAGTGATGCTGTTAATGCTCTCAATTCTCTTGCAGAATCAGCCCTCATTTGAGCAATTTGCAAAGCAGTAGCACCAGCCACTCGAGCCGCTTCAATCTTGGCATCCGCTACAACTTTAGCCGCATCAATCTTAGCTTGATTAGCCGCCTCTGATGCCGCAGTTCTAGCTTGTGTGGCTTCTGTTCTGCTTTGAGCCGCTGTTAAAGCCGCCAAAACTTTCTCTGGTGGGCCATATTTAGTAAGAACACCGATAACTTGATCTTGAGTTGCGTCAGGGCCAAGTTTAGACAACTCAGCACGTAATTCCTCTTCTTGTCTAACAGACAATTGAGTCTTAGCCGCAGTAGCCAATGAAGACTGTTCTGCCGCCCGTCTTTGTTGCATCAAAGCCATCTCACTTTGTGCTTGACGAGCATATTGAGCCAAAGCCATAGCACCTTGTTGGTCGCCAGCTTGAGCCAACATCTGAGCACCTTTTAGAATCGACTCAGGATTGGTCTGGTCAATCTGTTGGGCAATGGTATTCCTAGCACTGATTAGCTTCAGTTGTGGGTCTTCTATTCCAAAAGCACCACCAATGGCAGTACCAAGACCTTTAGCACCCGCATAGGTCATAGCCGCACCCCTAGAGGCAGGGTCTAATTGAGCAAGATCAATCCCTTCTTGCAAAGCACTTCTGCGCTGTTGCTCACCATACATTTGTGGGGTTAGTCCAAATAAACCCGCTACGATATTTTCTGCCATGATGAGTCCTTAAACAAAGTTTTTCATATATCGATCTATCGCTTCTTGTTCAGCAGTAAGAGTAGTTCCAAACACTCCACCAACGAGCTGACTAAAGGCATCAGAAGCTCCAACACCACCCAATAATGAAGCGTAAGGATTGGTTGTTGCGGCTCTACCAGTTGCTAATGCAACACTTTGTTCAGCACCACGCAATCCAAGTTGACCAACATTAGCACCAGCTTGTGCGCCATATTGACCTAATTGTGCGCCCATTGTGTAAGGTTGTTGTGCCGCAGTCTCCAAGCCTTGAACTTGTCCCAAAGCAGTCGTATAAGGTGAATAAGCGGCTTGCTGACCCGCATAGTATTGACCCTGTAGCCCTGCGCCTTGCGTTAATAATCCAGAGCCAAAACCAAGTCTTTGTTGCTCTAAGGCCTGTTGTCTAGCCAAAGCATCAATGCCAAATTGTTGACCTTGGATTCCTAACTGTTGACCTGCACCAATCAAGTTAGAGCCAAACTGTTGACCTTGAATTCCTAATTGCTGACCCGACCCAATTAAGTCTGCTCCAAACTTCTGGCCTTGGATGCCTAGCTGTTGACCTGCACCAATTAGTTCTGATCCAAACTTCTGGCCTTGGATTCCAAGTTGCTGACCAGTTCCAACCAATCCCGCACCAAACTGAACTTGTTGTTGACCAGCCTGTTGAGCTTGAGCCGCCAATTGAGCTTCTTGCATAGCACGAGCATTAAACAAAGCCTGTAGTTCAGGGGTAGTAGCACCATAAGTACCACCTTGAGCCACAGAAAGACCTGCACGACCCTGTTGTTGGAGTCTGTTTTGCAGATTAGCCAACTCTATCTCTCTGCCTGGTTGCAACAAAGCCATCTGTTGATTGAGATAGTTCTGAGCCACTTGTTCAGGAGATTGAGCAATGTACCGACCTCCAAGAGCAGTAAGCATTTTGCTCTCAGGAGATTGAGTTAAATAATCACCGCCAAGAGCAGCTAAACGCTGGCTTTCTGGCGAGACAGTTAAATAACCTTTACCAAGAGCAGTTAGCTCCTTACTTTCTGGAGACTGCGTTAAATAATCACCACCAAGTGCAGTCAAACGCTTGCTCTCTGCGGATTGACCTAAATATTGAGAAGCAATGTTGCCTACACGGGTGTCACTAGGAGCATTAAGAATACCTTGACCTAAACCAAACAAACTCTGTGCGCCTGTTTGCACAGGAGCAAATTTGGCTTGTGCTTGTTCTGCCTGTGTTAAGCCTTGATTTGACAAAGCCATCAATCTATCTTGTTGAGCTTTGGCTTCAGGACTTAGTGTGTACCCTGCGCTTGTTAATCTACCTGTTACTGGGTCAACTGTAAATTGTGACGTACCAAAACGAGTAGTCATCCCAACAGGTCTAAACTGAGCAGCAGTTTTGGCAGCCGCAGTCTCAGCATCAATTCTTTGTTGAGCCGCAACAGCCGCTTCACGAGATGTCGCTTGTTGAAGTAGACCAGAAGCAGTAGTAGCTCCTGTTGAAAACAATTGAGCAATCTGAGCCGCTGTTAAGCCTGTTTTCAATAGATCAGTAACTTGAGTTGTGGTAAGGGTTGTAGCCGCAGTAGCCAAAGCCGCAGCATCAGCGGTAGCCTTCGCAGCAGCAGCCGCAGCGGTAGCATCGGCAGTAGCCTTAGCCGCAGCAGTAGCAGCGGCAGCATCTGCAGCGGCCTTAGCAGTTGCAGCATCGGCAGCAGCTTTGGCAGTTGCAGCCTCTGTTGCGGCAATCTCTGCAGCGGCAGCTTCTGCAGCAGCGGCTTCTGCAGCAGCGGCTTCTGCAGCGGCTGTAGCGGCAGCGGCATCAGCGGCAGCCTTGGCAGCAGCGGCATCAGCAGTTGCTTTAGCAGCAGCCTCTGCGGCAGCGGCCTTAGTAGCCGCATCAGCACTGGCGGCAGCATCTGCAATTGCCTTAGCATCGGCAGCCGCTTTAGCAGCGGCAGCGTCAGCAGCAGCCTTGGCAGTAGCCGCATCTGCAGCAATCTTAGCTTGAGCCGCAGCATCTTCTGCTAGTTTTTTAGCAACAGACTCAGCCGTGATTCCTGCCGCTTCACCAGTAAGAAGACCGCTACCACCAGTTAAGTTGGTTAAAGTTGGAACAGTTGCACCAGTAGTCAAGGCATTGGCAAGAGTAGTAGCACCCGCAGTGCCACCCGCACCACCGAGTGATAAGTCTGCTAACGCAAGCTCACCTGCAGTCAGACCAGTAGTTCCTACAGTAGCGGCTGTTCCTGCGCCAGTTAATAGTCCACCCGCAGCAGCACCGCCTAAAGCGGCTAAAACTACGGGGTCTTTAAGTGCATCTACTAAACCACCAAAAAATGATAAATCTTTTTTAGTCTTAGATGTATTAATAAACTCACCAGTAGGGCTATAGTTTTGAACTTCTGTGCCAACGGGAACTTTATCTTTTATACCACCTTTAGTTTTATAAATGTTAATGCTCTCAAGTGGGCCAATCTCTTGATTTTCGCCAGAGCCAATAGTTCTATAGTTGCCTTGAACCCATGTGTCACCAAGCAACACAGCCTGATCCCGAGGTAGAAATGGGGCAAGTCTAGCAATAATATCGCCTACAGGAACAACAGCAATAGCCGCCATTTGAGATGGAGGTACTCCAGCCGTTTTCATGGCCTCAAAAATCTTTTCATCGCTTATGCCTGGATTGGCAAGCAAGAAATCTATAACTTGTTGATTTGTTACGGCCATGATTGTTTACTCCGCTTCTTTAGGTACTTGCGCTTCAGCCTGATCTTTTATTTTAAGAATCAGAGGCCAAACGCCTGATTTTGCTGGCATCTCACCAAGCACATTCAAGATAAATTGCACTTCGTTTGCATCTAACTCTAATTTCATGCTTGACCCCAAGGTGTGCCAGTAGCAGTAACAGGATTCTTCTGCAAAGCAATGTTAGCGGCTAGTGCATCTTCTGTGGCTTGCTTGTCAATACCATTAGCCCATACCCAACCAAGGACTGTTTCTTGTGTCAGGTCTGCATAGGGAATCGTTGGTGTGCCATCAGCCCATGAGCAAGTTGAGTAAATAGAGGCTGTGTAGTCTCCATCTACTGCTGTGGCTTGCCAGTGTGCAGTTGTTACAAAGCCGTTTGAGGTTTCACGCTCAAGTGTTGAGATAGTCCAGTTTGTCATGTTATTTCCTTTTAAAGATTAGCGGCATCAAGTCGTTCCTTGAGGGTTTCAATAGTTGTAAGTGCTTTTTGCAAAGACATAACAGTTATCGCTAAAACTGACCTGTCGTAATAGCCCCAAGGCTTTCCTTCTTCTGGCTCTGGTGCGGCTTCTGGGCCGATAGCAACATTGACGTTTTGAGCAAAGAAACCTAATTGTCTTTCTTGCCCAAAAATAGGTGCTTTTTCTTCGTTATAGAACCAATAGCATGGCTCTAACTTTTGAAGCATTACGTCAGGATTAGATGGGACACCATCTTTAATTTTCCATGTTTCATCTGATACGGATGAAATAACACCAGCCGCTGAAAATGTCGCTGCTCCCGCACCATAAGCATTCATCGTAACAATGCCTGCCGAGTCAATACGCATACGTTCTGTTACACCACCAGCCATAAAAATCAAAGCCGAATTAGAGGCAACAGTTAAACCAACAGCACCATGTAAAAGTAATTGGTTTGCACCACCAGAACCAAAGTAACCTGTTTGGCTACCAAGCGCACCCATTTCAGTCCCTTGGTTGTACAACCTAAGTCTTGAATCTCCATCTGAACCACCATTTATACGGAGTATTTCATCAGGCGAACTTGTTCCAATACCTACTTTACCTGTGCTTGTGATGCGTAGTCTTTCTGAACCACCTGTTTCAAAATTAATAGTTCTTGAAGTCTGTGCATTAAAAACCATAGCCGAGGCGGTACTATAAATATATGAAGCTAAGTTACCACCAATTCCAAAAGACAAAATTGTTTCACTTGACCCATTTAGAGTAATGTTTCCACGACCACTTGTACTCAAAAGTGGCGATGTCATACCAACCATCAAATTTCCACTTGTATCCAGAGTCATTGGTTGAGCAAAGGAGATAGTGTTCCCTGCTGTTCCTGATGCGGCTGTGTACCAAATATGACCAGCATTGTGGGACTGCATATAAGCGGATGAGGTTATACCTGTTAACTTATAAGTCCAAGAAAGTCCTGAGTTAAGGAAAGCGTTAGACGATAAATATGTAAATTGGGCGGTTGTGCTATCGCTGTAAGAAGCAATACTTCCCGTTGTATTAATGTCTAATAATTTTATTGCAGAATTGGTGGTACTCGGAGTAACTCCAATACCCAAATTAGAACCATCAAAAGTAAGCGCAGACCCAGTAGCCAATGCACTTGTACTAGATGCGTAAACCACACCGCCTGATGTGAATGGAGTAGCACCACCTAAGTTTGTACCGCCATTGGCAGTAGGTAGTGTTCCTGTCACTCCAGTTGTCAGTGGTAGGCCAGTTACTGATGTTAAAGTGCCACCAGAGGGTGTACCCAATGCACCATTGAACAATACTGGCGCACCCGCAGAGCCTGTATTGACCGCTAGAGCAGTCGCAATTCCAGTACCCAAACCAGACACACCTGTAGAGATAGGAAGACCTGTAGCGTTCGTTAAGGTTGCGCTAGTAGGCGTTCCAAGGATAGGAGTTACTAAGGTAGGAGAGGTAGCAAATACTGCTGATCCCGTTCCTGTTTCGTCTGTCAAAGCACCCAAAAGGTTAGCAGAGGTGAATGAGCCTAGTGACGTTGCATTGCCAACAGAAGTGACTGCACCTGTTAAGTTAGCATTAGTAGTGACGTTACCCGCAGTCAGACCAGAAGCAGTCCCTGTGATGTTTGTGCCAACCAAGGCTGATGGAGTTCCCAAGGCGGGAGTCACCAATGTTGGCGAGTTTGACAACACTACATTGGTTGTTCCTGTAGATGTAGTTACACCAGTACCACCATTGGCAACACCAAGAGTTCCTGTAATATCAGCAGTTGAGAGGCTTACCGCATCCCATGAGGCATTTGTGCCATCAGTTTGAAGATACTTGTTAGCGTTACTTGTTTGGCTAGGCAAGAGGTTGTTCAACGCACCAGCCGCAGTAGAAGCACCAGTACCACCATCAGCAACTGCTAAGTCTGTAATACCAGTAATTGTTCCACCAGTAATCGCCGCAGCAGAATTATCTGTCTTAGTTGCAACAGCAGTAGCAATATTGTTAAACTCAGTATCAATCTCAGTACCACGGACAATCTTTAGTGGATCGCCAGGCGTGAGGTTATCTTTAGTCGCAAAGTTGGTACTTTTTGTGTAGTTACTCATGATATTTTCCCGTTCTTAGATTGAATTTCAATCTTCTGAATTGACAGTTGAGTGCCGTTGATAGTGGTTTCGTAACCTGTTTGAACAACTTTTCCCGCACCAGAAGCATTTACATCTAGTGTTTTAATCAATAAACCGCCAGAGTATTGGGCTACTCCGTACTCAGCAAGTCCATACTCATAGTTCTGTTGTGTAGGGATGAAAGCGTTACCAGACAAATAGTTGGCAGCAAAGTCAAACCCCCATTTGATCGTCACAAACTGGTTAGAGCCACCAATGATGATTGTCTTAATTCTCTTGAGAATAGAAATCTGATTCTCATTACCAAGGTCTGCATGGTTAGTAAAATACGATAGTCGGTAAGTAGATGTGTTATCTAAGAAACCTCCATACTTACCTATAAAACCTCTTTTACCAATATACAAGTCACCATTGCGAAGCGAGTGAAGAGCTGTTGGCGCAACAGAATCCCACTTGGTTACTCTGTATGCTCCATCTTGCAATTGCATCTTTGTATCAAAACAAAAGACCTGTGCCAACAATGGGAGAGTTAACAAGTAAAAAGCATTCTTTTCTGAATAAACAGATTTTATACTCGCCAGATTTTCTCCAGTTACAGAGGATACTAAATCTGATCTAACATTTTTAGACAAGTCTCTTAGGGGTGCAGATTTCTCTTGGATTGTCCTCATCAAAGAACGAACACCCGAGTCTGACAAGAAGATAACGTCTGTACCAATGCTCTGAATGGAATCTCTTGCAATACACCCAATAGCACCTACTGTGTCGCTCAAAACCAAAGAAGCGGGTGTAGAAGCACCAGAGTAAACAAGTATCTGCCTCTTGCCAAAGATGAAAAAGAAATCATTGTGAGCCGCTAGACCCATTACTTCATCAGCACCATTAGGCCACACACGAGATACATCTAAAGTGCCTGAAGTACCACCGCCCCATACATGACCTGCAATCAAGTCAGAAAAGGTAATCGTCACCTTATCTGTAGATGTATTAGCCACCCACAAACGACCAAATGCTGAAATACCAATGTTTGCTTGCGGAACAGTACCGACATAGCCAGATTTCTCAGAAACTCTGCGGTAAGTAGTTGTACTTATAGCAGGGTCAAAAATGAGTGGATCGTGTCCTGTTTGGAAGAAGTATGCAATGCCATTTAAAGAAGCACATTGCCAATTATTAGCCGTAATGGTAGGAGCAGAACCACCGCCACCATAGGTCAACTCAGTCACAGCATTAGAAGTGCCAAGTTTAAATAGTTTGTTATTTCCAGAAAACAGAACAGTCAAAGTTCCATCAGATTGGACTAATTCATGGATAACACCCACATCATTATCACCAAGATTTCCTGATGAGGAATTAAGAAGTGTATAGCCCTTGCGTGAGCCGATACGACCATACTGGTCAATGACACAGTTAGCGGCAACCAAAGCGAAGCCAGATGCCAAATCTAATGGCGAATCTTGCGAGTTCAGGCCAAAAAAGCCTGGTGCGCTAATACTTTGACTTTGAAGTGGTGCTGCCATTTAGACCGCCACAAAGTTGTCTTCAGGGTAACGAGTGCTTTCCAATGCAATAGCGTCAGATAGCATTCCACGGAACAAAGCGTACGCTTCATTAGAAGCAGTGCCTCCATCCTCACCACGCTCAATC